TAAATAACTTTGTAAGGAGTCTATTTGTATGGCGGATGATAATTATTTTATGGGACTAGACGGTTTCGTCTGGTTCACTGGTGTTGTAGAAGACCGTAATGATCCTGCTAAGTTGGGTAGAGTTCGTGTACGCTGTCTTGGCCTACATACAGAAGATAAGAATGAGATACCTACGGATGCTTTGCCGTGGGCTCATATTATGCATCCTGTGCATGACCCATCTATGCAAGGTATGGGTACAACTCCATCATTCTTGGTAGAGGGTACTTGGGTCATAGGTTTCTTTCGTGATGTACAAGATAAACAGCAACCTATTATTATGGGTACACTGCCTGGCTATTCTCAAGTTCCAGATGACATTGGTGACGATAAATCTGTAGAAGCTATAAAACGATATCGCGAGAATGATGATAAAGGGTTTACTGACCCTAATAAAAAATATCCGCAATATCCAAATGATAAGTCTGGACATGATCTTGGTGAGAGTGATGTAAATCGTCTTGCAAGAGGTGATGCAGATTACATTCACCAAATCTTGCAAGACAAAAAGGCAGCTGCAGAAAACTTTACTGATATTGAAACAGCACAATCTGGTAATTTTAGTATGCCTTATGAGAATAGTACTAATTTCACAACGTATCCTTACAACCACGTTTTTGAATCTGAGTCTGGTCATATAAGAGAATATGATGATACTTTCAATGAAGAAAGAATACAGGAGTATCATAGATCAGGGACATTCTACGAAATTGATTCTGGTGGAAACAAAGTAGTTCATATTGTTGGTGACAATTATGAATTTATTGCTGGTTCGGATTTTGTAAATGTAAAGGGTGATGTAAACATAACAGTTGAAGGTAATGCTGAAGTCTTAGTTAAAGAAGACTATAACATAAGATGTAAAAACTTAAACATTGAAGTTGAAAACAATTTTAGTACTATTGTTACTGGAGATACTACTCAACTATATAAGAGTAAACTTATAACAACAGTACTGGGCCCAGTGTCTAGTGTATATAATACAACTTTTGATAATATGGTTATTGGTGCTGTTACAGATACCTATGGAGCAACCATAGAACGATCTATTACAGGAGCTGTCACAGAAAGATTTGGTGCTACAATAGATCGTTCTATAATTGGAATACAAACAGAGATACACGCAGCTGCAGTAAACTTAACATCAGAAGCAGGTATAAAGATTGATACTTTATTAGCTTTTGATTTAAATACAGTTTCTTTTGACTTAGATGCTGTATCAAATATAACAATTGATGCTGGCAGTTCAGTTAATATCAATCAAGGTACAAAGGGTGCTGCTCGTGTTGATGACCCAGCTGATACTGGTGATGCTGGAACTGGTGGAAACACTGACGCTAACGCAGCAGGTACGGATAAAATTAATTCTGGTTCAACATCAGTCTTTATTGGAACTTCAGCTCCATCTGTTAGTGATCCAGAAACTCCCGAATCTGAATTAATTGTTACAAATATTACTAAAGTAATTGAGAATGGTGAAAATATTGCAGAAGATGAATCTTTGGTAGATGCTCAGGGCCCCGACAGAACTGAAGATGGTGGAACAGGTGGTTATGCTCCAAATGCTGAAGGTGACTATCCAATTCCAATTCTATTGACAGCACCTGACAGGACTGAGACTGAAGCTATTGTTCAAGAAGAGGGTGTTGATCCAACTAATCTAAGCGTGGCACAACAAAAACAATTTGTTAAGGATGTGGTAACAGATACAGTTGCTAAATACTATCCTGAGAAAGCTGGTACTCCAGAAGGAGATGAAAAAGTAAATGAGGGTAATGATCCTCTAAGTTTTGAAAGCTCAGAAGAAATACCACCTGTGACTGCAGATGAAGATGATACAAATCAAAATCAATATAGATCATACTTAGGTGTACCAACAGAAGGGAAAAGCTTTGGGGATGTATTTGATGAGAGTGAAATTACTGATGAGATAGCAGGAAGATATACTAATAAGTATTTCCCAAGCGATTATCGCATACCACAGCTTAGAGGCCGTCCCAGACTTAAAATCAAACTTAATGCTGGAGTAACACTTACAGGAACATCATCAAAGGTACTTGAAATTGCAGAAAAGATTTCATTTGATCTTGGAAAACAATTAACTATTAATTCTGCATATCGTTCAGGCGAAGCCAATAGGAGATGCGGTGGTGCATCAGGATCAAAACATTTAGAAGGATTAGCTTTAGATGTCCGTACAGTAGGATACACTGACTCAGAAAAAGTTGAGTATGTGAGATTGGCTATAGAACATGGAGCATTAGCTTTTGGTTTTTATAATCGTTTTATTCATTTTGACATTCATAGTAAACGCAATTGGGGTTCAATTCCTAGTAGATATAGAGCAACATTAAAAGCAGGAAAGATTTCACCTTATAAAAATGGATAACTTAGGCTTATATTGTCTGGTTCAAACTTATAAATAAATATAAATCAGGAGTCTACATAAATGGCAAGTTATGATGCACAATTAAATAACGGATCAGATCGTAGTGTCAGACAGTATGCAGACTTGGATTTATTTTTTGGGAGAAAGTCTTCTGACCGTGATGTAAGTGAAGTGACAGATGTTCAGGCTGTCAAAAGATCAATTCGTAATTTAGTTTTGTTGAATACTTATGAGAAACCCTTTCATCCAGAAATTGCTTCTGGTGTTAGGGATATGTTGTTTGAACTTATGACTCCAGTTACCGCAGCAATTCTTGCAAGACAAGTACAGAATGTAATTGAAAATTTTGAACCAAGAGCTAGACTTGTTGGGGTTAGAGCAATTCCAGATTACGACAAAAATTCTTACGATGTATCTGTATCGTTTTATGTTGTGAATACTCCTACTGAACTAGTTGAATTAACACTATTCTTAGAGAGATTACGATAATGGCAAAACTACAGGTAACAGAATTAGACTTTGATGACATAAAAGATAATTTAAAAGTTTTCTTAAAGGCACAAACAAAATTTAAAGATTATGATTTTGAAGGTTCTGGTATGAGTGTTCTTCTTGATACTCTTGCTTACAACACACACTATCTTGCATTCAATGCCAACATGGCAGCCAATGAAATGTTTTTAGATTCTGCAGCCCTAAGGTCGAGTGTAGTATCTCATGCAAAAATGTTAGGGTATGAAGTAGCTTCCGCCAGAGCTCCAATTGCATCATTGAATGTTTTTGTTTCAACTAATAAAGACACTTTAACTATGCCAGCAGGAACTAAATTTACTGCTGCAGTAGGTTCTGAAAGTTATTCGTTTGTTTCAATATCAGATACTACTGGCACCAATTCTGGTGGTACTGTTAGTTTTGAAAATCTTTCAGTATATGAAGGAACATATGTAACATCAACATATACTGTAGACACATCTTCTCAAGATCAAAGATATGTATTATCAGATAATCGTTCAGATATAAACACACTTACAGTGCAGGTACAAAATTCTGCATCTGATACTATAGTAACATCCTTTACTAAAGCTACTGACATTACTCAACTAACAAATAACAGTTCTGTATATTTTTGTCAAGAGGCAGAAGCAGGAAAGTTTGAAATATATTTTGGTGATGGTATAGTAAGTAAAGCTTTAGTTGACGGTAATATTATAACATTGAAATATGTTGTTACAAATAAAACTGCATCTAATGGTGTATCATCATTCACTTCACCATCTGCTATTGATGGTGAAACATCAATTAGTGTACAGACTGTAGGTTCTGCTAGAGGTGGTTCCGAGCCAGAATCTATTAATTCAATTAAATTACAAGCACCATTAGATTATGCTTCTCAGGGTCGTGCAGTAACTATAGAAGATTATAAAGTTTACGTTAAAAGATTATTTACAAACACACAGGCAGTATCAGTGTGGGGTGGCGAAGATGGAAGCTTTGATTCAAGCGTGGGTGTTGTATCCACACCAGACTATGGAAAAGTTTTTATATCAATAAAATCTACTACAGGAGAAAATTTAACTTCAGTACAAAAATCAAATCTTGTTTCTGCTTTAGCTCCGTATAAAGTAGCTTCAATAACTCCTGTAATTGTTGATGCCGAAACTACAAATATTATTTTGAATGTTACTGCTCAATATAATAAAAATGCTACTACTTTTTCACCAACAAAATTACAGGCCGATATTTTAGCAACTTTAACAAATTATAGTAACACTACGTTACAAACTTTTAATGAACCATTTAGGCATTCATTAGTAACATCACTAATAGACAATACAGACAATTCAATATTAAATAGTACAGCAACTGTTGCTATGAGTAAATCTTTTACTCCAGAACTTTCAATTGACAGGTCTTATAGTATAAATTATGGCAATAAAATATATCATCCTCACGGCGGACATAATAGAAATTCTGGAGGAGTAATATCCTCAAGTGGATTTTATTTAACAAGTAATACTGAGTATACTTTAAGTGATCCAGTTAGCAGAGAGTATTATTTAGATGATGATGGTGATGGTAATATTAGATTATATTACCTTTCTGCGTTAACTAGAGTTTATAATGCAATATCTGCAGGTAATGTAGATTATCATACTGGAATAATAAATATATCTTCTATGAATTTTTTAAGTGTTTCAAATGTAAATGGAGTTTCATCGTCAAAAATTCTTGTGACTGCAATACCAGATTCATATGATATAGTTCCTGTCAGAAATCAAATATTAGAATTAGATTTAGTTAATACTAGAATATCAGCCTCTGTTGATTCAATCACAGCAACAGGTTTAGGATATACAGTTACAAATACTAGCGCAGGAGCTACAACTACAGTTACAACATCATCTTCATCTGCATCCGTAGCATCTTCAAGCTCATCTCCATCTTCGGGCTCATCCCCATCTTCGGGCTCATCATCACCATCTAGTTCATCAGGTTATTAAAAATGGCATTAGACGATAAATCCATATTGAATAATAAACTATCTCCTTTAATTGAGGGGCAAGTTCCAGATTTTGTTCAATCAGACCATCCAATATTTGTAGATTTTTTAAAAGATTATTATAAATTTTTGGAAGCTGGTCAGCTTACTATTTCAACTACAATCACATATGTTAGCTTAGAAACAAACAGCTCATCTTATATTTTAAATGAAGAAGATAGTGATCGAGTCGTAACTGAAATTGGTGCTGGAACTCAAGGCTATTTCATAGAAAATGAAACTATTACTGGTGAGACTTCTAATGCTACAGCTCAAATACTCGTAGACAATTCTAGGAACTCAAAGCTTTATATTACATCTCAACAAAAATTTATCACAGGTGAAACTATAACTGGTGGAACTTCTGGTTCAACTGGTATAGTTATAGAGTATAGAGGAAATCCAGTTCAAAATATTCAACAAATGTTGGACTATGCTGATGTGGATAATACAATATATGATTTCTTAGATAAAATGAAAGATTCATTTATGGCTGATATTCCAAGCGATTTAGCTTCTGGAGTATCACAGAGAGATTTACTTAAAAATATAAAAGATTTATATGCAGCTAAAGGTTCATCTGAAGGTCATAAACTTTTTATGCGAATGTTGCTTGGTGAAACTGCTGATATATTTTATCCAAATCAATATATGATGAAAGCTTCTGGCGGTAGCTGGGAGGGAGAAACTGTTTTAAGAGTTTTAGCTTTTCCTAGTGTTACTGGAGAGGAGGCTGTAAATCAAATTATAACTGGAGAAACTTCTGGTGCTACAGCAACGGTTGTTAGTTCATTAGTATCTCAACAAACTAAAAATGATTTTAATGATTCGGTAACAGAGCTAGAGATAGCTAATATAACTGGAACATTCAATGATTCTGAAATTGTTTCTGCTATATCAAGTACAAGCGATCGCTTAGTAAAGTTTACTGTTTTTGGTATTGTATCTGAGGTTGCAGTTACGCTTGACAGATATGGTAGACGTAATGCTGGTAGTCTTTATTCAAAAGATGAAGTTGTTGATTTAGAAATTCTTGGTAATGATTTTGCTGAGGTTGTTGTTGATGAAGTTTTACTTGGTAGTGTTGATAGAGTTATAATTGATACCGCAGGAGTAGACTATGCTGTTGGCGAGGTTGTTAAGTTTACTTCAAATGTTGTAGATGTTGATGCAATTCCAGCCACTGGTGAAATTACAATGGTTGGCGGTGGAATAGAACAAGAAACTGGTACAATTGCTTTTTTTGAAGACACTGATACTAATTTTAATATCACAATGGAAAATTCCACATATTCTACCTTAACTCCATTTAATTTTATACTTGAAGAAGTCAGACAATTTAAATTTAATACTAATGGAACTTCTACAGTATATTCAATTGGTACAGAATTAAATGCAGACAATGATAAAATTATTGTTTTCTTTGATGGTGTAAAAGTTAGGGAAAATTTATATAAGAACAGCCGTACTGTTCTATATACCAACTGGTCTGCATCTGGTAGTAATATTACATTTGCTGAAATTCCAAAATCTGGAATAAAAGTTACAATTAGACAAGATCAAGATGACTATTTACTTTTAGATAGGACAGATACAGTCGGTGGTGTTACTGGTACTGGAACTACAGCTGTTGGCGGTTCCGATTCTAATTATAAAATAGAATCCAATAGTGTAATAGAACAACTTGATTTGTTAGACAGTGATACTAGAAATAATATGGTATTGGAATATGATACATTTGAAAATTTAGGAGCAACTTCTGAAAGAGGAGCAATTCAAGCTGTAAGAGTAAATAAGGCCTCAGGCCTACCTGGCGAATTAAATCATATAGCCGCAAACACAGGTTATAGTAAATTACCAACTTTAACAATAACAAGTGTTGGTGGTTCTGGAGCAAAGCTTTTCTCAGCACCTGATGGGATTGGAGAGATAGTAAGTGTTAAAATTAACAATAACGGATTTAGATACAGTGCTGAAAATCCACCTGATGTTAACTTTAAATCACACTTTATACTTAAAGATATAACTGGAGCATTTGGAGTAAATAATTCTCTTACTTCTCATAGTGGTACGGTTACTTCTTGGGATACAACAACCAATGAATTAGTGATATCAAGTTTTGATAATAATTTAAAAATTGTCCAAGAACAAGATGGAATATTTAATGAAGGTATTCAACTTGAACAAGAAACAGAAATTTCAACCCCAGTTGGATTTCTTTTAGAGGATGAACAATCAATTGTGCCTACTGGTTTTCTTAAATTCTCAGCTGGTATCGGGGTTGATCAATTATCTATTGATAATTCTTTCAAACTAACTTTAGCAGATGACCCGCGATTTAGTACTGAAGACAGAGTTGTTCTTGATAGTACAGGTATTGTTGATCCATACGAAAATGATAGTAATCCATTTTTAACAAATTTTTGTGGTGTAGGCCTAGACGTAAATGGTATAGATATTACTCCAACTGAAAAAGTTATTATTAGAGTTACCGCAGAATGGAATGAAGTTTCTGAAGCTTGGGCATTTTCTTTAAATGGTAGAAGTCAAAAGAATATGACATTCTATGAGGGAAATGAATATTATTTCGATTTATCTCATCCATCGCTTTATGGTAACGAAACAGGCGAACCCATTCGTTTTTTACAAAAAAGTTTTGCATTATCTTTAAAACAAGATGGTCGCCATGATGGTATATCTGGCCCTCTTGGTGCTGCAGCCACAAGAGAAACCACAAGTATATCTACTACCCAAAAATATGGTGTAGATGGTTTATTAGATTTAGTTCGTGTGGGATTAGGAAGTGAAGATTCATTGACATGGCGACCACCATTAAATTCTCCTCAAAGCGTAAAACCAAATAGCTTTAGTCTGGACAGGCCACCGACACATATTTGGTCACCTAGTAATTACGATAGTGCTCTAGCTCCAAGCTACTTTGATGCAACTTCTCCGCAAGGTTTATCAGATAGAGCTCTATATGGTTTAAATGATGCTTGGACTGCAGATGAATTGTATTCTATTCAGCAAGGATATTCTGGTGCATTTTTACGACTAACTATACCTGTTGGTTCTCCTT